GATACCCGTGCCGAATCCTAAAGCGGTTCTTGTTTTAGATAACTTCATCATCTAACCCCTTTCTTAAGCGAGCCATTCTAACTTGGTGCAATTCTTCTTTTCGCTCATCTTCGCGTTTTAACATTCTGCCTTCAGCACATTTTGAATACGCATTCACTAACGCTGTGATAATACCAATTGCGATACTGAGCAACATAAGATTATTCTGTTCTCCCAGCCATGCCATCGCACTTGAAAGTATTGACCAAAGATAACTTTGATTCCCTGGGTCTTTAAACATTGATCTCATACTCCACCCCGTTTTCGAGGCAATAAAAAAGCCCACCTGTTATGGTGGGCGTGGTTTCTGCTAAAATTTACATTCCACAACAAAATTAGCAGAGGAAATGATAATGGAAGACATCACACGGAATGATATTATGCAACACATCCCAGAAGCATACCGTCATTTTTTTGATTTACGCGTAGACAAGATTTCGCCTAATCTTGAAAGAACATTCAAACTTTTTACTCAAGCGGTTAATATTCTTTGCGAATACGCAGACATCAATAAAAAAGCAGATATTTTCTTCAACTTAGGTAATAAAGGACAAGCATATTCAGAGAATTTACTGCTTAATTATGAAATAAGAGGCACCGCGATTCATATTCACTACAATAATTGTATTTTCTTTGATATAGCAAAATCTTCGCTATATTCAGAGCCATTACAACTTGCAATGTATCTTGAAGAATTATGCCACTGTTATATGAATATCAAAGATGAGGTATTAGTAAAAATAGTCGTTGCTAATATTTGCCCAAATATTATTTACAATGTGGAGAGCGATCAATATGAGGAGCTAACAGCGAATTAGTCTGAATTCTTCCACCAACAATCGAGCCATTTGTAATAAGATGAGCATACTTCTCTTTGAGGTTTTCATAAAGTGCCTTGAGCAAATACTCTGGCACTTCCTCACCATCAATCTTAATCGTATCACCTAATGTAATGTTCATATTCCACCAATAAAAAAGCCCCGACTGGAAACCAATCAGGGCTGTAAAATTCATTCGGTGAACATCACTTATACGATGACCACCATTGCAGATATAATAGGTTATTTAGGTAGGAAAAGCAAGTGCTATTTTTCAAGAATATGCAAATTTACGTAACTTAGGGGAATTTTTATGATTTTTAATAGCAAGATCGAGAAATTTAGCGACAACCCATTCTGAAGCTTTAATACTTTCTCTCACTCTTAATTTCCAAGTAGCAAATTTTATCGATGGGTCTTTCGCGTGCTGATACTTCGCAATCGCATACACCGAACGACCATACACATATTTTGCTTCCAGATATTTATAATCCTGCGGACAAGGCTTCTTAATGCAATAGCCCACCACCGAACTAATTACCATACCCAGCTCATCGTTGCACTGCTCACGCACAGGCTCTTTAACCTGATTTGGATCGACCGACAGCATCAATCTCGCAATCATATTTGTACGGCACTCAAAATCTAAACCACTATAAACCCACGCCCCCCACTCACTCAACCGAGCTTCAATCCACGCCTGCTTATGCTCATCAAGTAATTTATCCGCCATGTTTCAACTCCTTACACTTCGCCTTATACACCTTGATTAAATCCTTGATTTCTTCAACCGACAACTTCAGCGGAGAGTGGTCTCTGCGTTCTAAAAACTCCACCCGTTCCAGCCCAATTTTCTCAATCAGCCCCAAACGATATTCCAAAATGTTACCGCTCAAATGCGAGTTACAGGCAGAGCATTGCTTGTGGACGTTATCCTCATTAAACCGCAATTCAGGACACGCCCCCACGCTGCGATAATGCCCTGCGTGCCATTGCCCTTGATGATAGCGACCGCATGAAATACACGGCAAATCCACATCACGCAATCGAATAAATTCATTGAACACACGCTGTAAATCTTTCATCCAATCGGGACGGCTTTTTAGTTTCTCTTTCCGCTCACGCATACGACGGCTGGCTTCCAAGCGGTCAGCTTTTTCTAGTTTTTTGCGTTTTTCTTCCGCTTTCCGCTTACCCATCGCCATTGCACACTTTACGGAGCAAACCTGCTGTGTGGAGCGGAATTTTGTATAGTATTCGCCACATTCTTTGCATTTATGCTGTTTGGGTGGTTTATTTCTCACCACTTAACACCTCCAACGCATAAGCAAAAAGAAGCGTACTCACGCCAGCACCAATAAAAATCAAACACATACCTAAACCAATCCAGAAAAAATCCATCTAAAACCCCATCAACTGACTAATTTTATTCTCCAACGCCCATTCGTCTTGATAGACATTGCAGAGCGTTTCATTCCAAATCACACCAAATACGCCTTTGTAAATTTCGTTGAATTTCTCTTGTGGACAATTATCAAAAGAAATCGACCACCGCTCTTTCAGCGTGCCACCATCTGCACTCGGCTTGATGTCGTAAAAGCCCGCTTGCTTCATAACGTGGTTTAAATATGCCTCAAGCGTTTTCATCCCCTCGTAATCGAGTTTTTCACGGCGATGCTTGGTAATACGTTCCGCCAAGCTATCGAGGAACTCCCGTAACCAGGTTCTAAGCGTATCGGTGGGCATGATTTTACTCACACCCTTATACACCTCATCACAAATCCACACCTCCATTTCTGACATTACCTGAAATTTCGGTTGCCAATATTCAAAGCCCGTGTCTAGCAGAGCAAAGAACTTTTTGTGGTGCTGATAGTTGCGGTTATTGCTCATCGGCATAATCTTTACCGCACAGCCAACCGGTAAATTTTTCAACAAATTGCGGTCGTATTCCGTTTCAGCTACCACTGCACCGTTAGGGTATTTCACCGCAAGGATTTCAGTTTTGTGTTTAACTTTGCTTGCCATCTTGTCCTCAATGCAAAAACTCACAGCTAAAATAATTCGCTTGCTTGCCATCAAATGGACAATCCGCTAAATGACTCACCGCAAATTGCTTCCCGAAAATACCCTTTACAATTTTGGTACTTTTCTTCAAATTCGCCTTACCATCGATTGAAATTGACACCGTCAGATTAGAACCCAGCCAACTGCAAACAAAGGTTTCATACTGCTTGCCATTTCGGTAGGCATAAACCATAAACCCTTCTGATTTTGGGTGAATGACCACGCCCGCTTTCTGTAATAATTGCTTTACTAGCTCAATGTTGCTGTTATTACTCATAACCACCTACCTTCTTCACAAAATCCAAACTTACCGACCGCTGCACAAAATCTTCCATTGTTGGATCGAACACCACAATCATCTGTCCTTTACTGTTGCCTTTGATTTCCTTGCCCGTAACTGGGTTAATAAACGCTATGCGACCACCGACAAGATCAATCACCTCATTTGCCACACCGTGAACGCATTGCTGATACCACTGCGTAGATTTGTCGTTGTTAAGTAACATCACCACTAAATGCCCAGCATCACGCAAGCGTTTTGCCTGCTGCAGAAATGGCGTAACATCGGAGTAAGGGGGATTGACGAAAATGCTATGTGAACCGCTCCCCCAATCACTTAAAAACTCTGGCAAACCATCGGCTAGAAAATCCGTTGCAACGTTCAAATAATCCCGATCTTCGCCAGATTTCGTACCAATCCAATGCCCGAATTTTTTATTTTGCAAAGTAGCACAGCCGTCCATACTGCAATGCCAACGTTTACCCACCCACTGGGTTAAGTATTGAGGCGTTTCCCACGTATCGCGGTCAAATTCTTGTTCTTTAGCCATTCCAACCTTCCTGTTTCATACTTCTCCGCTTTCTCAATTCCGCTTCCACCAATGGATGAGCGGGGATATATTCCTTCGGCTTTTCAATCGCCTTTGCACGCTCTGGGATGTTTTCGCCCGCTTGTATGCGTTTTGCCATCGCAAGTAACGCCTGTTCTGCTTGACTCCGCAACGTGCTTTCTTGCCACAAGTAACGCCGTTCTCGACGATACAAATCGGTAATCAGCCAGTATTCCGCATCGTTTTTGAACGAGAATTTGTCAGCTTCCTCAAGTCCATAGGAGGCAAAGTGATTTAACCGCTTGAGTAGTTTTTCGAGCGTTGGCAAACCTAACTGAGTGTAATCAACCACCTTGCACCAACCGATAAATTTCCCCACACTTGGTACAAAATCATCTTCCTTCGCTCGCAAGGCTTTCATACCCTGTTTAACTTGCTCAACGGTTGTAATCCCGTTTTCTGCAAAGCCTAAAATCCATTGTTGTTTAGCTGTTACCACTTGCTCAGCGCTGTAATACGACAATCTCGGACAACTCGCCAGCAACTGCTCGAACACTCGGTTTACCAAGCGTTCAGCCGTCTCGTTCACAAGCGGTCGATTTTGCGTGATAGTTTGCAACTGGCTCATAGCACGTTCTCCCACGCCTCAGCGGTATTCCATTCCATGCTCAGGTTATCCCTACGAGGTTTAGCTTGGCGGTTGCGTTGCAATACCAACACATCCCATTTCTCTCGCAACTTGCGTGGGCTGAGAATGTTTGCTTGCCAGAAACGGTCTTGATTTGCCCACTCGAACAACTCAATGATTTCAGGGTGGCTCTTGCCGTCTCGTTCGCTCAGTAGTCGGATATCATTCGCCCACGCTTCAAAATTCGGTTGCTTGTGATTCGGGTTGAGTTTTTGAATGCGAGCAAACATCTCTTTCGCCATCGCCAAATCCATTTCAGTAAAACTAAATTTTTTGGTAGGCGAAGTCGCAGACGTTTTCGTCTGCAACGATAAATCAATATGGTTAATTGATTGGTTAATAGAGTGATTGGTTATGGGTGAAATATTTTCACTAGGGGGGAGTGAATCATTTTCACTAGGGGGTGAAATTCGTTCACTAGGGGGTGCAATATTTTCACTACCCTTTTCAAGGTGCAAAATGTACAAATTCGAACTTGAACCGTCCTGATTTTTGCGTGATTTTTTCTCCACCAATCCCATTTTGATAAGTGCATCGATATGTGAAATCACAGAACGACGACTTACCTCGCAATGATCTGCAATATGCTGATAACTTGGAAAGCATTCGCCTTTATCATTCGCATTGTCCGCTAATTTCAGCAACACCAATTTACGAGTAGGATTGCCCACTTTTAATTTCATTGCCTGAGCGGTTAATAACATACTCATAGCCCCACCGCCTTATCTTGTGTAAATTCACCGTTCCAATTGGATTTCATTGTTAATTTCTGTTGCGTGTACCACTTATAAATTTTGGCTGCCCCTTTTTGCAGCAACACAGGGCGATAAGTGAAAAACGGCTCTTTGCCGTGTGGTGAAATAGGCACAGGCTCTTCCGTCATATAGCGATCACGTGCGTAAGAAGTCACCCGCCAATCATTATTGCCATCTTTGTAAAGCCATTTCACCTGCTGCAAATGATCGTTAATTTTCTGAGAATTCACGCCATTTAAACCTTTCGCAAATTGCGGTGCAGTGATGCCATTGCGGAAATAACTTTCCATCGATTCGATATGCGTAGCCTGTTGCTTGTTCTCCAACTGCAAACGCTCGTTTTCTTCTTCAGCAGCGATCACCATCAAGGCTAAATCTTTGCGGGAAAGTGCATTCGGTTTTTGTTGGTTTTCCAACTCTTGCCAGCGGTCGATAATGCGTTTACGTAGTTTCACGTTATAGCCAGCAATCAAAGTGAGTATTAGGTCTTTTGGTAGGTAAAAGCACGGATAAGTGCGTCCCTTGCTATCGGTGTAATCTCCCCAAAAATGGGGAGATTGAATTTCAAGCTCTTCTAACATTAAACGCACATCACGCATAACGTGGTCGTGACGTTTTTCGCATAACTGAGCAATCTCAACGCTACTCATCGTTAAGCTTGCATTTTTTTCTGTAATCGGTAATAATTCTGTCGTCTTCATAAACGATTCATTCCTGTATAGAACCCGTGTTACTGCACGGGTTTTTTATTGCCCTTTTGAATTACGTAACACACCCCAATTCACATCAGGGCGTAGCTCTTCGCAAGTTACCTTGCCTTCTGTGATGCGTTCGATTTCTGGACAGCGTTCTGCTGGAACACCTGATTTTCTCCATTTCGCAACTGCCCACGGTCTAATACCGAAATGCTTTGCTAATCCAGACTGACCGCCAACTAGTTCAAATACTTTTTCTATTGGTTGCACAGATCTTTCCTTTGCTTATTCTACTTAAAGTAGCATTCTACTATTTAAAATAGCATTGTTGCAAGTTTATTTTCGTTTTAAAATTCTACCTAAGGTAGAAACCATAAAAGGGGAATACGAAAATGGGTACAGAAAATACGCTTGCTACAAGATTAAAAGCAGTGATGGATGAAAAAGGCGTAGGAATTCCAGAACTCAGTAAAGCACTTGGAATCACTTATGAAATGGTGCGTAGATACGTAATGGGTGTAGCAAAACCTAGAGAGAAAAAGTTAAAACTAATCGCTGATTATCTTGGCGTATCTCCAGCATGGTTAGAGTATGGAGAAAGTTCAAACCTTGCGGTAACAACTACGCAAGAAGTCCACTTGCTCGATAACATCAAATTCTTAATGCGTAAAAAAGGTATCTCACTCCCACTTTTGGCGGAGCGAACCGAGATTGAAGAAAGCCGTTTATTAGAATTATTGAATTCCGACAACGTGGAAAATGAAAAACTCTTTTTAAGCACGCTTGAACAATTATTTCTTATCTCAACAGACCGCTTGCTTTATGACGACCTTAGCCAAAACTCGAAAGGTGTGAACTTCCTGAAAATGCGTTCCGTACCCGTGAACCGTGTGCCTATTCGTGGCTACGCCCAATTAGGTGCTGAAGGGCATTGGGTAGATTTAGAATACCCTGTAGGCGAAGGCGATGGCTACATTTGGTGGCCAAGCCGTGATGAAGATGTATATGCCCTAAAATGCCAGGGCGATTCGATGACCCCACGCATTAAGCACGGTGAATACGTGATTATTGAACCGAATCACGAAATCAAAAATGGGGATGAAGTGCTTGTCGTTACCGATGAAGACCAAGTGATGGTTAAAATCTACGCCTACGAACAAGGCGGTAGACTTACGCTCTATTCCGTGAATGAAAACCACGACCCAATCAATCTTTACCAAGAAAACATCCGCAAAATGCACTATATGGCTGGCATTGCGAAAGAGAGCTTGGTGTTGGATTTGTAAATAAGAGGAATAAAAATGAAAGTCAACGTTATATCATTAATTGATGAATTAGGTGTGCAAAAAAGAAAAGTTGATTTTAATAGCTACGATTTTAGCGTAAAAGAGCTAGTATCTATGGTCGCTGAGGGTATTATCGATATCGCACCAGAATACCAACGTCAATTTAGATGGGAAGATGAAAGACAATCAAAATTGATTGAGTCTCTATTGTTAGGTATTCCCATTCCTAATATCTTTATGGCGACTAATAATGATGGTAGCTGGGAAGTGATAGACGGTGTACAACGTTTAACTACGATTATTCGCTTTATGGATAATGAAGAGGCTAAAAAACGTACAAATGTCACAGATAACTTAATGCTTAAAGCATTAGAAAAATTACCTTCTTTTAATAAGCAAACTTTTGCAAAACTTCCGCATAAAGTTAAGTTAGATTTTATGTTACGCACGCTGAAAGTCACGACACTTACCGATAAAAGCGATCTTGATGTTCGTTTTGATTTATTTGAGCGCTTAAATACTGGTGGTGTTAAATTAACCGCTCAAGAAATTCGAAGTTGCGTATTTCGAGGTAATTTTAATGAGTTTGTTAAAAGAATGGCTCAAGATCCTCATTTTCTACAAGCTACTCAACTTTCTCAACAACGGCAAAAAGATGGAACGGCAGAAGAGGCTGTACTTCGTTTCTTTGCTTTTTTGCATAATTACAAAAATTTCCAATACAATGTGACAAGCTTTTTAAACAATTATATGGCTTTTGCAAATAAAACCTTTGATTATGAGCAAAATGAAAAACTCTTTAAGAAAACGTTTAGAGAGTTATCTAATCTGGAGTTTGGTATTTCAAAAGGACAGGTTACACGACGTTCTGGATTTAAAATTAATTTCTATGAGGGGGTAGCGGTAGGAGCAGCTCTCGCTTTACAAATAAATAATACACTTAACCTTAACAATTTTTACAATTGGATAAATGATTCTAGCTTTATTGAATCCACAACAGGGGCAACAAACCGCCCAAGAATGGTTCGACATCGTATTGAGTTTTGCAAAGAACACTTCTTAAAAAATGTTTAACTATATAAAAACAGAGCTTTCTGCAAAACAGAGAGAAATACAGTCAATATTTATTGAGATTGAGGAATTGAGCAATAAGCAAAATGAGCTTTTAATACAACAAAAGTTCTTTGCAAAAGAACCATTACTTAACTCATTAAAAGGGCTTATTTTTGTATCACTCTATGGTTCTATAGAATATACGGTATCTGAAGCAGTTAAGACATCTGAACAATTTATTTCTTTGCAAAGATTGCATTATAATGATGTAATCCCTAGCCTCCTTACCCGTTTTTTATATCAGCATTTCGATACCCTTAACAATGTTGGAAGGAAACAGAAATGGCAAAGGAGGATTGCTTTTATGCAAAAACTCACCAGTAATGAACAAATTACAGAAAATATTTGCTGCGACTTAGAGTTACCTACTGATGGACAAAATATTCGAAAAAGCCAGCTTGAGGATATTTTTAAAACATTTAACATCAGAACCGATTTGCTTAATGCACAATGGGGAGGCAGGTTAAAGGATATTGTAGATAATCGAAATGCCATCGCTCACGGTAATAAAACAGCAATAGATGTAGGAAAAACAATATTTCTGGCAGATCTAAAAACTAGAATAGATGAAGTAAATGCTTTTTGCACAGAGTTTATTTCTCTATTTGAAGAGTATATCGAGAAAGAAGAATACAAATTACCGTAGTCATACAGCCCTCAATCGAGGGCTTTTTATTGCACACTATTCCTCAATCTCTATATCTTGGTGTGCTATTGCTATCAACTCCCCATAGCCATCCTCAAGTGCTTGTGATAGCAACAGCAGTATAGCTATATCCTTTCCAATTAAATTGCTCAATTCGATTAACACTTCGTCTTTTGATACTTTCATAACTATCTCCTTTTCCTTACATATTAACCAATTCTTATTTTTTGTCTAAAACCTCTTCAAAAATTTTCGAGCCAGATCACAAAAATATTTTTCATAGCTCAAAAAACCATCAATTAAACAACCTCACTTAAAATTTATTTCCTTTAAAATCAAATGTTTGTCTACTTTAAGTAGAAAATCACCCGATTTTTATTCTACTTTATGTTGCAATTATTTTCTACTTTAAGTAGAATGTACACATCAAAACGAAACAGCTTGATAACAAAAATCAGGCGTTATCTAAAACGGCTTTAACGGAGAGCCAAACCCTTAGCCATCAATGCGGAAACATCTGCAACGACCGCCAAGCGTTGAAGCAAACGGAAGATGAAAGCTGTTTTAAATAATCTGCTCTTTAAAAATTTGGAATGGGTTAGTGAAGGTTATTAGTAACAACAAAGGAGCTATTTATGACCACTTCACAATCTGAAACAACGCAAGAAAAAATAAACCTGCCTGAGCGTGAACGAGAACGCATCAAGCAGGCGATCTTAAACAGTGTGGCGAGAAATACCAATTACCCACCAGATGAACTCGCAAAATTAACTTGCGATGCTATTTGTCTGATTGACTCTTATAAGCATTAAGAACGGCAGGAACAGAAATGTTGTCATCTAAAGCTTCAAATCTTTTAGATAGCGTTTCAACAAAGTCTGCAATTTCTTCAGCTGTGCCTTGATTAAGTTGATTAACAGGCAAGCCCATTGATGCACTTGCTGATTTTGCAATATCTCGTGCAAAAAGCAAGGCTAGTGTATCAGCGTTATGTTTTCTCATAATGTTCTCCTTAATTGAGTTGTAGTCGCTCAATTATTGTACTCCTCGTTGTAGTCGCATACAAGAGGGCTTGAGCCTTACAAGCATAAAGAAAGGCAACCTTCACTAACCTATTCTGGATTTTAGACAATTTGGATCAAACACACCGCTTGCCCGAATGCAGGGTGCGAGTTAGTCAAAGCGTGGAAGCCCATAAAGACCCACCGCTCAAGAAAATGTGTATCACAAATCAAGTGGTGTGTTAGCTGAAAACGGGGTGTGGATAGTGAGCCACAAGGGAGTAAGCGAAAACACCG